CTGCCCACCGCATGCGCCTGCAGAAGCTCTTTGGCTGTATCCCTGGCCAGAGTGATTCGGGCAGTCTGGTAATCTTTTTCGGTAAGAAGGCGGGATTTGAACAGTTCGGCGAGATTCTGGCTGGCTTCCTGCTCCTTGCGTAATGTTTCCTGCGTGGGTGAATACTGTGCGGCCAGATCCAGTCGCTGCTTCTGATAGTTCTCCGCATTCATCAAAAGCGCGCGCTGCAGGTCAGCATCGCTGGCGCCATTTTTCTTCGCTGCTTCCGCTAATTTCCTTGCGCTTTCCTGCTCCTGCAGATTGATCCGTTCAAGGCTGCTGTGATCCGTTCAAGGCTGCTGGCATGGGCTTGTTCCACTTCACGCCGCAATTGCTCGTACTGATTAGCCTGTTTTTTCTTTGCCGCATCACCATTACCATCGCCGGTCCACACAGGTGGGGGCGTGTCTCCCAGGGTACCAGTAGTGCTGGTTATCTTCTGAATATCGCTGGCCAGCTGACTGGCGTAGTTAGCAATTCCGGTCTGAACCAGAAAGCGTGCTCTCCCGACGTTTTCCAGATTATCGCGGGTCTTCTGGATACCCTGATTGACCGACTCCAGGTCAGCTTCAGCGCGTTGACGGGCCGCCTGCATGTCCTTTTTGTTACCGAACACATCACCGATCCAGCCCTGTTTGTTGGACTGGTCGATCTGTTTGTTCATGTACTTCAGTTGTTCCTGCAGCTTTTCTTGTTCGCCAAGCTGATTATCCAGCTGATCGCCAAGGTCCAGCTCTTTAACTGCCAGCTGCTTGTCGGACATTTGCATCAGCGCAGCGGTGGTTTCAACGACGGCATCTTTCAGGTTAACAGCAGACTGTCGGGCTTCCTGTGCCCGTTGATGGAAATACAGTAACGCGGAGCCAGCCAGCATCGCTGCACCAAATGGGCCGCCAACGAAAGCAAGAGCACCTCGCGCCAGACCTACAGCAACCGATGCGGCTCGGGCTGAAATCGATAACTGGCGGTTAGCAACATTCAGCTTTGCTTTTGCCTGACTGGCCAGGTTGGTTTGTTCAGTTTCCTGCCGGATAAGCCGCGCAAACTCGTCCTGATAACTGATATTCATCCCGTACTGTTTAGCCGTCCGTTCCATCTGGCGGTAGTGACCAAACTCGGCATCATTTTGCTTCAGGATGGCAGCTGTCGAATCCAGCGTTTTACGGGCAATATCCGCATCGGCAAGCGCTCTCGCTTTTACCGCCGCCTGGCTTTCCCGCCAGGCAGCGATATTTTCCCGAAGCCCTGCGGTTAATTTTGTGGAAAGAACCGGAATCAGACTGTAAAGCGCAATACTGGAGACGGTGTTGAAGTTATCCGCCAGGCCATTTAGCGCCTCCGTAGCTGTCTGAATCCCGCTGCGAAGTGGACCGTTACTGCTCTGGCCAATCTTGATGACCATCCCTCAGCTCAAATGCGCTGCTCAGACCCAGCAAATCACCGTTCAGGTTGTTAACCCTGATGGATGCCTGCTCATGCGCCGTTTTTGTACCGGTCAGGGAAGCGGTCAGTCCATCAATCTTTGAACGGTTCTGGACCAGGATAGACGCCGCATTCAGGTTCTCCACGCCAAACAGCTTCACGGCCTGAGCAGTGGAGAGGTTTTTCCCTGACAAATTAGTCAGCGCCTGGCTGAGACCAACCACGGATGGCTTGAGGCTCCCGACGTCGTTACGCAGTGCCGTTCCTGCCTGGCCACCTTTAACCTCACGTTCGGCCAGAACCTGAATGGCCGCATTCAGTTGTTCAAAACCGACGCCAGCCTGCGCTGCTGCGACACCACCATTTTTTATCGCCGCTGCCGTATCCGTGATTTCGGATGAGCCGTACTTCGCGCCAGCGGCCAGAACGTTGATATAACGATCTGCTTCCTGCGCACTCGCTCCGTACTGGTTCAACGACAGCGCCAGCGTTCGGGTCGCATCCGGGAGCGTCGTTCCTGCGGCCTGCGCCAGAATCAATGCGCTGTTCGTCGCCTGCTGCAGACCATCTGAAGTTTTTAGCAACTCCGGCTTAGCCGATGCCATCAGCTTAAGCGCCTCAGCTGCCTGGCTGGCGCTGTACTCTGTCGTTCGCCCCATTTCCTGCGCGGCCAGATCCAGCGCTTTCATCTCATCAGCGGTCGCGCCGGTGATCGCCTGCAGGTCGGATAGCGCCTGGCCATACTGCCTGGACGTTGTGATGATCGTACTTATGGAAAGACCGGCTCCTGCCAGCCCCGCCAGCCTGCTGGCCATCCCGGATATCGAAAGGCCGACCTTCTTATAGGCGTCTTCCGTCTTTTTCGCGTCCGCCTGAGCATTGCGGTTAAACCTTTTTGACTGGTTCTCCGCATCGCCATACGCTCCCAGAAGCTGGGATTTAAAGTTGGCTGCGTTAAGGTGCAGCCCGACCGCTAAAGATGCGACGTCTGCCATTACATTAATGCCCTCATGACTGCCGCGCATTCCTCTTCCATCTTCATCCGGGATGGCGCAGGTGTTGTTTCGGGAGGAGGCGCATTTTCATCGCCAGGGTGGCGGAAAGCGCCACTCCCTGAAGTAGGCGCGCCAGTGGTACAGCGTGTTTGCCGGAAGTGCAGCAATTTTTGATGGGTCAGGCTCGCCCCAGCGGTCGGCCAGCCAGAAAATTAGCTCCAGCCAGGGCGAGTTATTTAGTTTTTTTCCGCTTCCTCCAGCGTCCCGATGGAGTGGCGTTTCACCTTATCCACGGCTTCCAGCAACTCGGGGTTTTCATGGGCCTTGAGCAGCTCAGTTGCCGTGGGTTTAAACTCATCTGGAATGGCCGTTCCATCCGGCTGAACCAGTGCATCGATGACGATCTGGATTATTTGCTCTGATGCCTCGCGCGCTGCGCCAGCTTTTGCGGTTTCAGCCATTTTCTCTTCATAGCTGATGAGGTAATCCCCGGTCAGGCGGCGGATATAGACCGTTGCGCCGAACAACTCGGTTTTCACTACCGTCGGGACTGATTTAAGAAGCGCGGATTTAAGCGCGGACAGGTTAAAATCTTTATCTTTCACAGGGCGTCCTTATAAATAAAAAGCCACCCGGAGGTGGCTATCTGTTTTGGTAAAAATGCTGATTATTCGCCGCCAGCAGCAGACCCTGCCGTTCCCCAGGTAATTTTGTTCTGCTTGCCCTGGACAGTAATCTGAATAACCTCACTCGCCGGAGCGGTGATTTCGTTCATCTGCCAGCCGGATAGCGCCAGCAACATCGTCGCCGTCCGCTTGTTCGGTAGCTCAACATACAGCTGGATGGTTTTGCGGGCTTCCGCTGCATTAAGCAGCGCGGCGAAATCTGTATTTCCGGGATCATCAATAAAACCAGGCAGATCACTGATGGATTGTTTCTGCTTATCAAGCAGCGTAGTGCAGTCGACAAAACCTCCCGTCTGCCCCATTGCGCCCAGCGCTTTACAGTTAATCAGCGGCTTCAGAGCCGATGCTGCTGCGCCGGGTTCTCCATATTTTACGATGGTGCCAGCAGGCAACATCGCATATTCAGGCGAACTCTTATCAGCCATAGTTTTCTCTCTTTTTTATAAATTGGCAGCGAACGCTACCTGTTTTGAATACCGTTTCGAATTTCCACGGTCAGGACGCGCAAAACGGTCTGGACGTTGTAATCCAGGGCGGGTCGAATAAAGGGGGCTGCAACCTGTTTAACGGTGCCAAGCTCCTGCGCCAGCGCCTTCATATGGTGCTGCTTGCTGGGGCCGACACGGAGCGTTACAACCGTGTTTCCTCGCGCCTTTCTGGTAGAAGAACGGATTTTGATTGAGTCCCGCATGTGCTCTCCGGTCGACGTTTCGTCGAAGCCGGCATGCTGCTTCATATCCTCCTGGACAACCTCCTCTCACGCGCCACGACCAGCATCCCGTAACACCTTCGTCGCGACCTTTTCCCCCAAAGCGGTTAACTGCCGTTCCAGCTCATCCAGCCCTTTCACTTCCATTCGGATCATGAAGAGTCCTCCACGTAGTGAATGATGAAGTCGCGAATCAGGCGGTACTGGATGCTGCGGTTCGTCAGCGTCGTTTTATCCTGTTGAATGCCACCACGCTCAACATACTGGACCGGGACACCATCCAGCTGGCCATGAACGATTGACTTCCATTCCGACCAGATTTTTTTATCCAGCCGCAGCAGTGAGGTGTAATCATCAACGCGGTACAGATTCACCTGGATACGGGCCGATACGATCCCCGTCCGCAATGTTCCCGAGTACATTTCCGGGTCAGAGATACCCCCCCCGGTCAGAGATACGCTGAAAGGTCACCCCTTCCTGGACCGTGTCCGGCAGTAAAAGCGGGTACGCATCCATGCCGGTGATGCGCTCCAGCTCATTTTTAATCGCCAGTTCTATCATGCCGCCCGTCTGCCTCCCCGGTAATGATGGTTTGGTCCGTTTTTCGGTCGATATTTCGGACTGTATAAACCAGGTCTTTTGTCTTGATTTTCCAGTCGATATCGACCACCACGCCCGGATAGACGGTAAACAAACAGGTTTCCATAACCTGCTGTTGGTCCATCGTGCGGACTTTTCTACCCGATACCAGTTCCCGCTTTGCCCAGGCCTTTCCCGATTCAACTAACTTTTCCGGCAGCGGTTCGCCCAACGGTCCACGACCGGACTGAAGATAGCCAATCGTAATGCGGCAGTTCATATCTCCCGGTTTCAGGCTCATACGGTATGCTCCTGAATAGGGGGA